TTAGACGCACCTACACCCCCCGAAGGCTACGTTCATCGTTGGGTAAGACTAGAAATCAGAGGACAAGACGATCGTAAGAACGTTATGTCTAAAATGAGAGAAGGATGGGAACCTGTGAGAGCAGATGAATATCCTGACTTCGAGTCTCCAACAATCGATGATGGTAAGTTTGAAGGTGTGATAGGCGTTGGTGGTTTAATACTATGTAGGATTCCTATCGAAACTGTACAGGAAAGATCTGAATACTTTGCGACTAAAACGCAAAGCCAGATGGATGCTGTAGATAACGATATGATGAAGGATGGTACACACCCCAGCATGTCTATTAATAGACCAGACAGACAGTCGCGCGTAACAATTGGTGGAACTCAAGGTTCGTCAAACAACTAAGAGTTCTTTATAATAATTCTTGTAAATTAGAGAAAGAATATGGCAAATGTAGATAAAGCCTTTGGGTTAAAACCTTATAAAGGCCTCAATGTCGGTTCAGCCGTTCAAGAAGCTAATAAATATAACATCAATCCATCAGGATATGGTACAAGCATCTTCCAAGGTGACTTAACTATATTTAATGGAGGATACATCGAAAGATCAGCAGCTGGTTCTGCTAATAACGTAGGTGTGTTATCGCATGTTTTTTATACAGCTACTGACGGAACTCCTACCTTTAAGAATTACTATCCAGCATCTACAACGGCACTTGGTAGCGGAGACATAGAAGCTTATATCTATGATGATCCTAATCAATTGTTTGTTGTTCAAGCGGATGGTGCTTCGACTATCGCAGCTATCGGCAGAAATGCAGATACTGATGGTATTGGTGGTAGTACAACAACTGGCGTAGCTACTCGCGAGCTCGACTCTAGTACACTAGCAACAACAGCAGCACTTCAGCTAAAAGTTGTGGGCGTAGTTCAAGATGATAAAAACGGAGACCTTTCAAGCAATAATGCGAACTTAGTTGTTCTCATTAATGAACATGCTTATAGAGGTCCTGTTGCAGGAACATAAGGAGTAATTTAGATGGCAATTTCCAGAGGACAATTAGTCAAAGAGTTACTTCCAGGTCTGAATGCATTATTTGGTCTTGAGTACGATAGATATGAAAACGAACATGAAGAAATTTTTGACGTTGAAAACTCTGATCGTGCTTTTGAAGAAGAAGTAATGTTAACAGGCTTTGACCAAGCACCCGTTAAATCAGAAGGAGCAGGCGTAGCGTTTGATTCAGCCCAAGAGGCTTTCACGTCACGTTATACCCACGAAACCATAGCTTTAGCGTTTAGCATCACAGAAGAAGCGGTAGAGGATAACCTATACGACAGATTGTCGGCCAGGTACACTCGTGCGCTTGCAAGAAGTATGTCAAACACTAAGCAAGTCAAGGCAGCAGCTGTATTGAATAATGCATTCAATTCAAGTTTCGCTGGCGGCGATGGGAAAGAACTTTGCGCAACAGATCACCCAACTGTGGGCGGTCCTAATTTGAGCAATGAACTTTCAACATCTGCGGATTTAAGCGAAACTTCACTTGAACAAGCATTAATTGATATTGCAGCTTTCACTGACGAACGTGGTTTGAAAGTAGCTCTACAAGGAACGAAATTAATCATTCCTAAAGAACTACAATTCGTAGCTGATAGAATATTGGAAACTCCAGGCAGAGTTGCCACGTCTGATAATGACATTAACGCCATGAGAAACATGGGTATGATCCCTGAGGGATATACAGTTAATCACTATCTGACTGACACTGATGCTTTTTTCATTAAGACTGATGCACCGAACGGATTTAAAATGTTTAATCGTTCACCAATCAGAACTTCAATGGAAGCGGATTTCGATACAGGTAATGTTAGGTACAAAGCTAGAGAAAGATACAGCTTCGGATTCTCGGATCCACGTTGCGTCTTCGGTAGCCCAGGAGCATAACACTCGATTAGTTTAATGGAACCCTGCTGGGGGTTTCTTACTCAACCCAGCAACCTTATCTTTTCTACCCATTTCTATTTTTTTCTGATACGATAATCTCATACCGAGATAATTTGTTATACCAACTGGCTCGGCAGACTTACTCCAAGATGGTGTAACACATTTAGTTAGGAGGAAAACATGGCTAAATCAACATTTTCAGGACCAGTCAGATCATTGGCTGGATTTATATCAGCAGGTAGTACATCGTTTGTTAGCTTAACAGCCGACACTTCGCTTACAGTAGCTGCACACGCAGGTAAAGTATTAACTACTAATGATGCGGATGGTAAATTTACTTTACCTTCAATTGTAGCGACCACTCCAAGTGACTCTACTGATCCAAACCAACTTAATAACATAGGTGCAACTTTTTACTTCGTGGTAGAAACTGCAGCTACAGACATGGACATTAAGACAGATGGAACAGATAAGTTTGTAGGTGGACTTTACACTGGTAAAGATGATGCTACAGGCAAAACTTTTATATCTGGTGCGTCTAATGATGTTATCACTATGAATGGATCAACTAAAGGTGGGCTTGCTGGTAGTATTGTAAAAGTAACTGCAATAGCTTCTGCAAAGTATGCTGTTGAAGGACTTATTTTAGGTTCAGGAACTATAGTTACACCATTTGCTGACGCTTAATAGGAGACTAATATGAGTTCAGATGTAAAAGCATCCGTTCCTTTAACTAGCTCAGGACAGCTTCAAGGCTTTATTGGAGCATCAGGAGCTGGAACTGCTACTAATTTAGGCTCGCTAAGAATACAGTCTGTACAAGCTCAATCTAGTGCTGCTGATGCACAAATCATTATTTATGATGGCACAGGTGCTAGTGGCACTAGGATAATAGCTCAATTTAAGTTTGGTTCTGCAGCGAACGAATCTTTCGATCACTACATACCAGGCATGGGCTGTCGTTTTACAGAAGGGGCTTATGTAGCTTTGACCAACTGCGACTTTTTTGTTGCATATTACAATTAAGGATTAGATATGTTTAAGAAGACTAAAGGGTACGCTCAGGGCGGTAAGATGAAAACCAAAGGCATGAAAGCTGGAGGAATGACTACTAAAGGTTACAAAATGGGCGGTAAAGTTTCTGGCGGTAAAATGAAAACCAAAGGATACAAGATGGGTGGAAAAGTCGGCATGAAAACCAAAGGATACAAAATGGGTGGAAAAGTCGGCATGAAAACCAAAGGCATGAAAAAAGGCGGAAAAGTATAAGGCACAATAGATAGTGGCTTATTTACATAGCAATATACCGCATTTCAAATGTTGGGTAAGGCGAGAGTACACCCACAATCACGAAAAATACCATGGCGAATTTTTACACGCCATGGTGGTTGGTGTAACTACCATGCCTTGCAGATGTCTTAGCTTTCAAGTTATTTTTACAGGAGTTCTTTCAGAAGAACAAGAAGAGCAAGGAATGGAAAACGTGTACGGCGGTGCAATGTGGGCCAGAATGCCTATCACTGCTTTAGTCGGAGACACACCGTTTGTCGAATGGCCAGAACCTATGGCTGTACACGATGCTCAGCCTTGGGATTGTTCTTCTCACAATCATGCAGTTTACGTTATAGATAGAGCTACGCCGTGTCCTTGGTTAGCTAAGATAGGTGGAGAAATGTATCCAGCTAAATATTTATTTACAGTAGACTATGCAGAAAACGAAATAGCAGATGATCCTGCGCAACATAAACAAAGTCATGTCATGGAATTATTAGACGCTGGTGAATGGATTTAGATTATACGTTGGATGTTAATAGAATATTTGATAATCTATACGCAGAGGAAGAATAATGGCAACATCAGGAACAACTTCATTTGATCTTAGTGTAGATGAACTTATAGAAGAAGCATACGAAAGATGCGGTCTTGAGTTACGCACTGGCTATGACTTAGAAACAGCAAGACGTTCATTAAATATAATGATTGCTGAATGGGCAAACAGAGGCCTAAACCAATGGCTGATAACAGAGAACACTTTTACTGTTACAAAAGGAACTGACGAATATAGTCTAGGGACAGATATAGTAGATATTACTTCCGCCGTTATTACGCGTGATGGCACAGATTTTCAAATGTCTAGATTGAGTAGGTCTGATTATTTATACACACCGAACAAAACGGATCAAGCTAAGCCTACTCAATTCTTTTTAGAAAGACACATAACTCCAAAAGTCTATCTGTACCCTACACCAGAAAATTCTACAGATGTAATTAAGTATTACGCCTTAACAAGAATGCAAGATGCAGGGGACTACACAAATAACATGGAGGTAACATTTAGATTTTTACCTTGTCTGACAGCAGGCCTTGCGTACTACATAGCTATGAAAAGGGCTCCAGATAGAATACAACTATTAAAATCAGTTTATGATGAAGAATGGGATAGAGCAGCAAGTGAAGATATAGATTCTGTTAGCTCTAAGTTCTTACCTCCTAGACTTATAATATGATATGGCATTTGCATCAGGTAAACGAGCTTACGGGATCTGCGATACTTGCGGACAACGTTATCGACTCCATCAATTACAAGAACAATGGGATGGATTTAAAACATGTCCAGAATGTTTTGATCCTAAACAGCCACAACTAGAAGCTCCTCCTGTAGGAGCAGATCCCCAAGCACTATTGAACCCAAGACCAGATAGAACAGAACCTTCTGCTCAAAGTCTTCTTGTAAACAATCCATTTCTCACTACACAAGGCAGCGCAGTCATAACTGTGTTTGAAGATAACCATGGCAGGACTACAGGAGATAAAGTTAGATTTAGAAATGTAGATGCGTTTGATGGATTTACAACCAGCGTTATAGAAGATCCTGATGGGTACGCTATAACCGTTACAGCTAATACCACTACAGATATTCTTAACTACAACAATAATACATACACTTTTACGGCTAGTTCTGGAACAGGAACAGCAGGAGCTAGAGGGGGCGGAGTAGATTGCACAGTTGGACCTGCACAAACGCTGTTACCTTTAAATCCATTTAGAACAGGTAGTTCAGGAGCGAATACAGTTATATCCGTTACAGAATTCAAACATGGAAGAACCACAGGAGACACAGTAAGATTTAGAAACACAGAGGCTGTCGATGGTGTTACTACTACTGTACTTGAAGCAGCAAGTGGATATACAATAACTGTAGTAGATGCAAACGAATATAAGTTTACTTCTACAGGAACAGCCACCACAGGTGATGTGACAGGTGGTGGGGATACAGTAACAGCAGGACCAGTATAATGGCAGGATTTACATACAGCTCACTAAAGACAACCATACAGAATTATGTAGATAGTTCTGAAACAACTTTTGTTAACACGTTAAATACCATTATTGAACAAGGCGAAGAAAGAATTTTAAAAGGAGTCTGGTTAGATAATTTTAAAAAGAACGTTACTGGAACAGCTACAGCAGATACACCTTATCTAGGAATGCCAACAGACTTTTTGGCTCCTTTCAGTTTAGCTGTAATTGACAGTAACACATATCATTACCTTAATTTAAAACAAGTTAGTTTTATGAGAGCGTACAAGCCGACCACAACAGGCTCTGTAACAGGAAGACCAAAATATTATGCAGAATTTGATAGCGATACTTTTATCCTTGCACCTACCCCTAATAGCAATTACACATTTGAACTTCATTACTTTTATAGGCCAGCTTCTTTAACTGCAGCTGGTGATAGCGGGCAAACATGGATTTCTGAAAATGCACCTATAGCTTTGCTGTATGCATGTTTAACCGAAGCAGCTATATTTTTAAAAATGGATCCTACAGAAATAGCTACATACGACCAGAGATTTGAGGGTGCATTGGCTAGATTAAAGAATACGGCAGAAGGAGCAGGAACACAGAGTCAGTACAGGTACGACCAAGTTCGTATTCCTATTACCTAATGTTGGAACAACCTCTTCTAGAGTTAGAAGGTAAAAACATCGCTCTTGTAGCGATGGGTCAAAGTCAAATAGATTACCATTTATCCAGGACACATAGCTTAGCTTTTGATGAAGTGTGGGCTATAAACGCGATGGTCAGTGTTCTGCCCGAAATCGACAGAGCTTTTATTTTAGATCCTATGTCTAGGTTTTTAGATACTGAGGATGCAGGAAGCATGACTGAAATAATGCGGAAGTATCTTCCACAAATAGACTATCCAATATATACGTGCGAGTTGGACAAGCGTGTACCAGCTGCAGAAGAGTTTCCCTTGGGTCCTTTAGTAGGAGACTTAGGATGTGCGTATTTTAATAATACAGTAGCTTATGCCATAGCATTTGCTTTGTGGAATAAGGTAAGTCATTTGACAGTGTTTGGAGTAGATTTTACATACAAAACAAACATGCACTTTGCAGAGTCAGGCAAAGCTTGTTGTGAGTTTTGGTTGGCTAAATGCATGGAAAACAATATAGAAGTTTCCGTTGCACCAAGATCTAATCTTCTTGAAACCGATATTCCCACAAAAGAAAAATTATATGGCTACCACAGGCTAGAAGATCCCGTTATAACTTATATGGACAAAGGTAAGATGGGCGTTTGTAAATGGTCTGATATAATAAAAGAAGAACAACAGTTTATAGGTATGATAGATAGAAATGATCTACCACCAGAACCAGAGGAATATTAATGTTTTCACTTGATTCAGAAACAGAAGTTGGTAATCTTAATGTTACTACAACGAATAACAGAGGGCACACTGTAGAAGAAGTTGCAGAAATGGCTACTAAAAGATTAGTCTCCATTAGCGACGAAGCCCCTGCACCCATTAGGGCACAAGCACATGCTTTTAGAGAAGCATGCAAACAGGTTATTACTTATTATATGCGCGAGGCTGTTAAAAACCACGTTTGTACAATATGTAATGAATTAGAGAAACAAGGTCAACATGACCTAGCTAATATTATTAGGAGACTATAATGGCTATAACACAAGCAATGTGCACTAGCTTTAAAAAAGAACTATTGGAAGCAAAACATAACTTTCTTGCTTCGGGTGGCAACACTTTTAAGCTGGCGTTATATACAAGTTCTGCAACCATGACTGCAGCCACTACAGCGTTTACAACTACTAACCAAGCATCTGGAACAAACTATACTTCAGGTGGAGCTGCGTTAACCAACATTAACCCAACATCTTCAGGGACAACAGCGTTTACTGATTTTGCTGACTTAACTTTTGGAACAGCAACGATTACTGCAAGAGGCTGTATGATCTACAACGACACTGCATCAGGTGATCCTGCTGTAGCTGTGTTTGATTTTGGCGGAGATAAAACATCTACTGCTGGAAGTTTTACAATTCAATTCCCAGCAGCTGACGCAAGTAACGCAGTAATAAGAATAGCGTAACCCTTAAATGGCAGGTTGGGGTCGAGCTGGCTGGGGGCAAGGTCCCTGGGGTCAGCCCGCTATAGTAAATGTAACTGTAACCCTTACAGGTGTTGCAGGGACTTCTGCGTTAGGTACAGAAACAGTATCTTGTGACGCAAACGTAGCTGAAACAGGTGTTACTTGTACAGGTTCGGTTGGATCTCTTACAGCTACTGGTACTGCAATTGTAACTGAAACAGGAGTTGTAGGGACTACAGCTCTAGGTTCAGAAAGTGTAACTGCTGACGCTAATACGTCTGTAACAGGACTATCAGCAACCACTTCATTAGCGGGTGTGTCTGCGTCGGGACAGGGGGAAGCTTCTTTAACAGGTTTAGCAGCAACAAGTGGACTAGGTTCATTAAGTACACGAGCGGATGCCAATGTTACAGAAACAGGAGTAGTAGGAACAACAGCTTTAGGTAATGTAATAACCGCAGGAGCTGCAATAACAGGTGTTTCAGGTGCTGCTTCTACAATATCCTTAGGCGATGAAACTGTAACGTGTGATGCCAACGTATTCCCAACAGGTGTTGCGGCTACAGGAGCAATATCAAGTTTAAGTATTTTCACTGTAAACAATGTAAGCATTACAGGACTTGCAGCTACAGGAGCCGTCGGAACAGTAGTAATAAATGCACAAGGAATTGTGTCTTTAACAGGTGTAGAAGCTACAGGAGCAATCAGTCAAATACTTGTTTGGGGCCCTGTAGATGATACACAAGATCCAAGTTGGACAGGCGTTACTGATACACAAGATCCAACCTGGAGTTCGGTGTCGGATTCACAAAATCCAGGGTGGGAAGAAGTTGCTTAACTATGCAACAAAAAGGTAATATAATCAAAGCGGAGACTTAAATTATGGCAAGCACATACGTAAATGATCTTAGACTCAACGAAATGGCGACAGGTGATGCGTCAGGAACTTGGGGTACAACAACAAATACTAACTTAGAGCTGATTGGCGAGGCTCTAGGTTTTGGTACAGAAGCAATAACCACTAACGCAGATACGCATACATCTACAGTAGCAGATGGAGCTACAGACCCAGTAAGGGCGATGTATGTTAAATATACAGGCACATTAGATTCAGCTTGTACAATTACGATTGCACCTAACACAATCAATAGGATGCAATTTATAGAGAACGGAACAAGTGGTTCTCAAAACATAATAATTTCACAAGGTTCTGGAGCAAATATAACTA